GTCCCTGAGCCGCCCAAGCCCCCTGAGCTGCCCCCAGAGCCGCCGAAGGTGGCGACGCCCCCAACTAAGCCCAAGCCGAAGAAAGCCCCGGAGAAGCCGGCTGACAAGCCAGAGGACCGTCAATTCGTCGACTATGGCGGGCTGATTGAGGGCTCGCGGCTCCAGCTCTCACGGATGACCCCCGCGGACATGAAGGCCAACCCCCAGCTCGCCCGCAAGCTGGTGACCAAATCCAACGTGGTCGGCAAATGGAAGCAGGAGTGGGCCGATGCTGACAAGGCCAACGGCGTGAGCCCCGAAGCCTCGCACATGAAGAAGGCCATTCTGGACTTGGTCACGGCGACCCCCTACGACTCCGACGCGGCCCGCGACGACTACCGGGCCGGCTGCAAGGCGCTGCTCAACGGCCTGTCGCGAGTCCGCACGGCTCAGGACGTCGAAGCCTTCCTCGGCGAGTGGGAGGACGCGGTCCGCGGACAGATCGAGGTCGGCGAGCCGTTTGTTCGCGGACTGGTCCCGATGAAGGTGCTGTCGCCGTGGGTCGAGAGGGAGCGTCAGCGGCAGGGTGATGACGACGGCCGCGAGGGCGAGTACAAAGTCGAAAGACGGGATCCGCCTCCGGTCTACCGAGTCTGGCACGGCCACGACGGCTGGGTGAAGCTGACCAAGGACTCCGATCCGACTGTGCTCCATTCGGTATGGGCCGCGGACCACGGCACCGGCTCTGTGTTCCTCGACGCTTTCGGTATCACAGGCTACGCCGACCGCGCCGACGGCAAAGTCCAAGCTCTGGGCCGCGCCCCGGAAGACGACGACCGCTTCAACTACAAGCGCTACACCAAAGCGCTGGGCAAGCGGTTCGCCGAGCTGAGCAATCACACGGTCCGCATGCGCTACCGCAAGCCGCAGTTGCTCTCCTACCGGGCGGGGTGGGGCAAAGAGCTAGAGCCGACGGACACACGCAAGGGCCTGGCCATCGACGCCGGACTCGCTACCGAGGGCAAAGACCCGTGGGCGTGGGCTGGCGAGAAGAAAGACAAGAAAGGCAAAGACGACAAGCCCCCCAAGGTCGTCGAGAAGGGCGACAAGAGCTGGGTCTGGGTCCGGCCGACGATGGCCGTCGAGCGCAAGGGGCCGCCGGTGCCCAAGCCCAAGGACAGCACGGAATTCGCCAAAGCCTTCGGCATGCCCCAGGTCAACTACGGCAAGTGGGCCAACGATGCCGAGCGCCAGTGGCACGTCGACAACGCCTTCGGCGCGCTGCACGACTTGTCGGAGGCGGTCGGTATTCCGGCAGAGCATCTTGCCATCAATGGCCGGCTGAAGCTGGCCTTCGGTGCGCGCGGGACGGGCGGTAAGAAGGCCCCAGCGGCTCACTACGAGGGCGCGACGCGGGCCATCAATCTGACCAAGCTCAACGGCGCGGGCAGCCTGGCGCACGAGTGGGCGCATTACATGGACCACGCAATCTCGATTGCTCACGGCGTCCCGAGTAGCGGAAAGAAGACGCCGCTGCTGTCGCGCGTGCTCGCCGAGGGATCGTATGGTGCTCAGAAGGTAGTCCCTGAGCCGATCAAAGCCGCAATGCGGGACGTGCTGAGCGCGATCAAATACGAGCCAGAGACCCCGGCAGAGAAGGACGCTCGGCGAGAGAAGGCGAAGAAAGAGAGCGGAAAGATTCACGCCCAGATGACCTTCTACCGCGGCGAGCTAGCGCCGCTGAGCCGGAAGATAAGTCAGTACGTGTCCACGAATGATGAGAGGCTCGTAGCTGCTAGAAAGGAATACTCCGAGACGGTCGACGCCTTCAACGAGCTGGTCAAGCCGTACAACGCGGCGATGCGCCGCTCGCGCGGAATGGACCTTGAGACGGATCACTTCCAGGCGGCCAACGCAATCGGCGGCACTTACTACAACGACAACGTCGAGCTGTTCGCGCGCTCGTTTGAGAGCTTCGTCGAGGACAAGCTGCACGAGAAGGGACGCCATAATACCTACCTAGTTGCGGCGACAAGAGACTCAGGCCTCGCCGGCAAGAGCCGATCCCCTGAGTCGGGAATCTACATTCCTCCCGACCATCCGCACCGTGCGCGGGTCAACGCGGCCATCGAGAAGCTGCTCGGCGTGCTGCGCACCAATGACCAGTTCCGCAAAGCGCTGGCCGGTGAGTGGCTAGATTCGCTGATCAAGGCCCAAGAGCCGAGGCTGGTACTGTGACGCTTCGCTGCCCACGATGCCGGTCGTCTTTGGTTCACAAATCATCTGACGGTAAGGTCAAAATCCGCACTAATCTCTTGGCCTTCGGTGAGAAAGGCGCAGAAGCCGTATGCAAGAAGTGCGGCACCGGCGTTCCGCTAGACGTCCAGCTCGGGCCGGAGTTGCGGAAAGCGTTAGGCGGCCCGCGGTTAATCGTGCGGAAAGTTGTTGACTCGTCAGATTCCGCACCGTAGCTTCTAGCCATTCCCGAGAGGCCTAGCGGATTCCGCAAAGAGGCGTGGGTGCGGAATACCCATGCACGACGCCTCAATCCCATTCAAGTTCGAGCTTCCGTTCGAGTGCTGGCAGAAGGCTGGAAAGCCTGGCCAGGAACGGCGCATCGGCGGAATGATCTCGACTGACAGCATGGATCGTCAGTCTGAGAAGGTTTTGCAGACCGGACTCGACTTCCAAGAGTTCCTTGGTAACGGGTGGTTCAACGACAACCACAGCCGCGAGACTACCGGCATCGTCGGCTACCCGATCAAGGTCGAGCGTCGAAAGCACGCCGGCCGTGACGGCCACTACGTCGAAGGGTACCTGCTCCCCGATTACGAGCCAGCAGACAAGATCTGGAAGCTGGCCAACAGCCTTCAGAAGACCGGCCGCCGGCTCGGCTTCAGCATCGAGGGCGCGGTAACGCGCCGCACCGGCCACAGCGGTCAGGTGATTGCGGAAGCCAAAGTGCGGAATGTGGCTATCACGAATTGCCCTGTGAATATCGACACTGGGCTCGAAGTGCTGGCCAAGAGCATGATGGCCCTGGAGGCTGAGGGTGACGCGATGTACCGCGCGCTCATGGCAGGGCAGGCCATCGGCAACCCCGGCGCCGCACACGGTCAGGGCTTTCCGCTCCGCACCGAATCGATGGAACGCCAGCCGAAGCGTAAGCGCAAGCTGACCAAGGCTGAGGCGATGGATTACTTGCGGAAGCGATACCGCGGAATGACGGATGCAGCCGCGGAACGAATCATAAATCACGTTGCGGCCCGCTCAGCGGGTTAGGAGACCCACGATGGCAAACCAGCTCAGTCTTGACGACCAGGCCGCCATGATGGCGGAGAAGATGATGAAGGGCGGAGCCGCGGGCGACATGCCCACCGGACGTGGCGGCGGCTCCGGCGCAGAGGGCGGATTTACCCCCCAGGCCGGCGGCAAGGTGATTGACGCGGACGCGGCCGAGAAGGCCGGCTCGGCAATCGACGACGACGGCATGGCACTCGGCAAGAGCGGCCCCAAGACCGGCGCGGACATGACCAGCGAGCCCGGACGCCAGGGCAACAAGCCCCAGACCGGCGCGGACATGACCAGCGAGCCCGGCAAAGAGTCCGGCGGCGGCGCCGGTGACGGTGGCAATCTCGCGCAAGGTGGCGACGAAGCTATTCGCGCCCGCAAGGCCGGCAAGGTCGGCGTCAGCGGTGGCGGTTCGGCTGAGGCCGGCAAGAACCTGTCGGAAGACGGGGACGCCGCGATGCGCGCTCGCAAGGCCGAAGAGGAAGACGAAGACGAAGACGGGATGGACAAGGGGCTGATTAGCCCCGACGACCTGATCAAGTCGCTGGAGACGCTCGAAGCCGTCAGCCAGGGCTCGACGGTCCAGGCGCCGGCCGACCGCCGCGCCGATCTGGGCCAGAAGCTCTCCGAGGGCACGCTGTCCAAGTCGGAGATGACCGAGCTGGCCGAGCTGATGAAGGCTTCGGTCGGCAGCGCGGCCGACGATGAGGACGAGCTGTCCAAATCCGACGACGCCGATGAGTGGGAGCACGAAGACGAGGCGCTCGACAAGTCCTACTCCGAGCAGTTTGCCGGCGACTCCGAGATGAGCGAGGCCTACGAGGTCAGCAATTTCTTGGAGCGTCACAGCCAGCTCACGGCCGGCGCGCTCGACCAGATGCAGAACAAGCTGTCCAAGAGCCTGGGAGGCTTTCAGGACAGAACGCAGGCCTACAACACGCAGCTCGCCAAGAGCCTGATGGGCATGGCCCAGCTCGCGCAGCGCCAAGAGTCGCTGATCAAGAGCCTGGTCGACCGCCTGGAGCACGTCGAGAACACCCCGCTGCCGCGTAAGGGCCTGACCCGCGTGTCGGCCATGCACAAGTCGATGCCGGACGAAGTCGGCGCCGGCCAGGCTGGCGGGCTGAGCCGGTCGCAGGTGATGGATGCGCTGGAGCAGATGGCCATGCGCGGAATCCAGCAGACCCCGAGCGGCTTCCGCGTCGACTACGCGATGGCCCAGATCGAGCACAACCCGGCCGAGAAGATCGCCAAGTCGCTGTACGGCGATGTCGAAACCTTCATTCAGAGCAACAACGGATCGGTCCGCGTCCAGTAGGACCGAGGCCTAGTAGCTAAGAACACGGAACAGCGCTCACGCGCTCAACCAGGAGCACAAGATGAATGAGAACGCATTCGTGAGCTGGCGTGACTACGAGGGCCTCGATGGATTCGGGACCGCTAGCCAGTCAGACGTATCGGACCTTCGCAAAGCGCTTGCCGCCGGGCAGAGCGTGGCCAACCCCGGCGCTTCCAGCGGCGAGGGCTTTCCGCTTCGAGTCGAGTCGCTTGAGCGGACGCTAAAAGTCGTTACATATCGCATGGATGACGTGCGACTATGGAAGGCGATCAGTAAGCTCCCCGCCTATAACACGGTAGAGGAGTACAACCGTCTGCAAGAGTACGGCGCCAACGACTTTGGCGGGTTCATTGCAGAGGGTGATCTCCCAGAGAGTGACGATTCGCTCTATAGTCGCGAATTTACTATCATAAAGTACATCGGGACGACGAGATCGGTCACCCACGTTATGAGCCTTGTGAGACCTGCCCATGGTCCCGTAATTGCTCAGGAAACCGTCAACGGCACCGCGCATCTGCTCAAGCAGATCGAGAAGGCTCTGTTCTTCGGCGACTCCAGCCTGGTCTCGCAGCAGTGGGACGGCCTCAAGCCGCTCATCACCGCAGGCGCCCCGGCCGCCAACATCATCGACCTTCGCGGACAGCCGCTGTCTGAGGACGTACTCAACGACGGTGGCTTGACCGTCAAGACGTCCCCCAACTATGGCAGGGCCACCGACCTGTACTGCGCCGATGGCGCCTACAGCGACCTGGCCAAGAGCTTCTACCCGGCCGAGCGGATTCCGCTTCCTCCGGGCGGCTGGCAGGACGGCATGGTCGGTCTGTCGATCAGGGGCTTCCATTCGATGGTCGGCCCGATCCTTTTCTCGCCGGACGTCTTCATCGAGTTCGGTGGACCTGAGAACGCGGGCGCCGTTGGCGCAGCGGCGACCAGGCCCGGCACCCCGACCGAGGACGTGGCCCCGGCGGCGGCTGGCGTGGGTTCGCAGTTCATCGCGAGCGACGCTGGCGACTACAACTACAAAGTCGTCGCGGTCAACCGCTACGGCAAGAGCGCTCCGCTCGCCCTGACCGGCCCGGTCACGGTCGCGGCTGGCAACAGCGTGACGTTCTCGATTGGCGACGGCTCGCCGGTCGCGACCGCCTACGAGATTTACCGCTCGCCGAAAGACGGCGCTGTCGGGACCGAGCTGCTGATGGAGACTGTGGCGAAGGGTGCAGACCCCACCGTCATCACCGATGACAACTCGGATCTGCCCGGAATGTCGACGGCGTTCTTGATTCAACAGAACGTAGAGTTCTTTAGTTTCAAGCAGTTGGCCCCATTCGTCAAGATTCCGCTCGCCACGGTTGACACGAGCATCCGCTGGATGCAGCTCCTTTATGGGGCGCCGACCGTCTACGCCCCCGGAAAGTCCGTCCTTTACAAGAATGTCGGCCGCGCGGCTGGCAGTGTTGGTGGGGGCGGCGCCTAGGCTGTGAAATAGGGTCCGGTGTCCCCACCTGGAAGGCACCGGACCCGCTATAGACGGGAGCCCGAGCCCCCGTTTATAGTCCCAGTTTCACGGACAGGGAGAAGATCTGATGGTCAGGCTGATGCACCAATCCCGGCGAGGGCCGGGTCAATTCGTCACGGTAGGTACGTCTCGCTACGAGCTGGACGCTGGCGGCTGCGTGGAGGTCTCGCAAGAGGCCTCCGAGCTGCTGCTCCAGGGATCGAAGTGGAGAGATCCGGTACACTGGGAAGGCAAGCAGGGCCAGCTCGCGGCTGCCACGCCTCCGCCTTCCGTAAGCGGTGCCAGGCGCCCCAGGACGCGCGACGAGCTGTTATCGGCAGCAGAGGCTTCGGGGATCCCTTTGGAGCCCCCTGCGCCGGCTCAGGCCGTCACAGAGGTCCCAGAGCCTGACCTTGAGCCCGAGGACGAAGAAGTCACCGTCAGCCTGGACATGAGGAAGTCTGAGCTGCTCAGCGTGGCCCAGGACTTGGGCCTCGAAGTCAGCTCAATGATGACTAAGTCGCAAATTCTCGACGCCATCGAAAGCGCGTCGTAGGAGTCGAAATGGGAACGACACGAGACACACATCGCCAGGGTGAGGAAGTCAGCAAAGCCCCCGCGGCGATGGTCGATGAGGAGCTTCAGAGTGCCAAGGTGACTCTGTCGGGAGCCTCGGAAGCCGTGACCTTTGCGGGCATGGGGCTCGCTGACATGGCCGATGATCAGTATCGAGTCATGTGCTACGGAGAGCACGCAGCGCTGGGTCCGGTGACCTGCGTGGATGAGAGCACCATCACCGAGACGGGGTTCACCATCATCAACGGAGCAGCCGCCGAGATCGCGCACTGTTTCATCCACGGCAAGGTAGCGGGACGCTAACCCCCGCTCATTGAGAGGGGGCACGGATGGCATTGGTCTATCTGCGGGGAGGGCTCCCCGTACACGTCAACGGCACGACGGTTAACCCTGTTGCGACTGAGCGCTGGAGCTGGAGTGGTGGCTACGCCAACAACCTCTGGTTTCAGAACACCGGCATCGGGGCCATTGTGGTGTCCTTCACTGAAGACGACGCCGACAACGCAATCGGCATCTCGATTGCTGCCGGCGCGGACTACATGATCCCGGCAGAGATCGACAGCTTCTACACGCGATCAGTAGCGGCTCAGACCTTTCAAGCGGTGGCTTTCCGTCGCAGGGGGTAAGGATGCCGGTTGCTGTAGGAGCGATCAATGGCTACAGCGCGGCGACGGTCGACCGATCACTTCGCAGCGACCTGTACGGCTTTGGATCTGGTCGGTCATTTCGTTTATCTGAATGCTCCCGCAGATGTTCGAACATCGGACGTCTTCGTTCTGGACCACATTCAGACCATCGGTATTATCGTAAGCAAGTCGTCATCGACGGATTGCATTGTGCAACGGCAGGGGGAAGTGGTTGGGCTGTACGCCGGACTGACCCCAGGCCGTAGGGTAATGGTTGACGAGGCTGGGCTACCGACTCACACGTTCACCAGGCCTGTTACGGGCCTCAAGTGGATTCAGTGGGCAGGAATAGCTACCTCGGGGAGCAGTATTTATCTGGAGCTGCAAGCTCCGGTAGGGGTTCTGCCTTAAAAGGGCGTTCAGGGAGAGCACGATGGGGAAGCTAGTGAAGGCGTCTGCCAAGAAGAAGGCGCCGGCCAAGAAGAAAGCCGCGCCGAAGAAGGTGCGGGTCAAGAAAGGCGCTCAGGAGAATGCTGCTCCATCGAATGGCAACGGCATTTCGCAAGAGCCCATTGATGTTGTCAAGCGGCTCACGGAGCTGGAGTGGCTGCGCTTTTTCGAGAACGACACGCTGCTGCGCAACAACGCGCAGGCCGAGAAGATTCTCCAGCAGGAAGAGCACATCGACGCGACCGCATTCAACGCCAGGCAGCAAGCTAGAAAACAGCGTACGGCCGAGTTGAAAGCTGAAGCGGGTACGCTCAGAGTGGGCTCGAAGCTGATGCTGGTCGAGCTGGGAGGGAAGTACGACTTCAACCCCCAGCGCACGGCCATCGACGACAAAACCGGAGTGATTCAGGAACAGAAACCTGATCAGTGATTTTGTAGTTCTACACAAGGAGATCGAAGACCATGGCGCTACGTAAACCGTTCGTGATTTCTACCGAAGGCTTCCAAGAGGAAATTCCAATTGCGGACTCCCTCGACGTAGGCGCAATTTCCGTCAACGCAGCTGGCGCTGGCATTGACATGAACGCGACCAAGCTGTTCGACCTCGGCGCTGCGACAGCCGCTGGCGACGCCATCAGCTACGCGCAGACCGGCGCCGAGCTTGGCGACCTGACCATCACGAGCGGTGGTGACATCGATGTGGCTGGCGGCGGAGAGCTGACCGGTCTGCCTGCCACACCCAGCGGTGCCACGGCAGCGGCCTCGAAAGCCTACGTCGACGCGGTTGCCCAAGGACTCGACCTGCACGACAGCGTCGTTGCGACTACCACAGGGCCTCTGGTGTTGGCGACGGATTTCGAAAATGGTGACGCCATCGACGGCATTACGCTGGCGACCGGCGACCGCATCCTGATCAAAAACCAGGCGTCTGGGATCGAGAACGGCATTTACGTCGTCAACGCATCGGGCGCACCGACGCGCGCTACGGATTGGGCAATCGGTTACGCGGCTGCTGGCGCGTTCACCTTCATCGAAGAGGGAACGCTCAATGCTGACAACGGCTGGGTGTGTACCAACAACACCGGCACCGACGTCACCAACACCGATGTCCTGACATTCGCACAGTTTTCCGGTGCTGGATCGATCACGGCAGGTACCGGTCTCACCAAGACCGGCAACACGATCGACGTCATCGCACTGGCTGCGGGCGGCCTGGTCGCCAATGCCAACGACATCGCGATCAAGCCTGACATCACGACCGCATCGGCCACTGAGGCGAGCGCGATCAGCCTTGCCGCGAACGGCGTGTCGATCAAGGTCGACAACAGCTCCATCGAAGGTTCCGGCGCAGGCGCGGCCGGTGCCGAGTCCCTGCGCGTCAAGGCTGGTGGTATCACCGGCGCGATGCTCGACCCGGCGATCAACATCCTGACCAGCGGCAACATCGAATCCACCGCTGGCATCTTCACTGGTGATGGCTCTGGCCTGACCAACATCAGCGCGGGTTCGTCGGAAGCCACCACGCTGACCTGTAGGAAAGCGACCGCCGGTACGATCACCAAGGGGCAGAGCGTCTTCATCGTCTCCGAGGATGGCTCGTTCCACTACGTCGAGCTGGCGGACGCTGACGATCCTACACGCAGCCCCGCAATGGGCATCGCCGCCACGACGTTCTCTGACGTCGCGACGGGCACGATCGTGACCATCGGCCACCTGGCCAATATCGACACCAGCACCTACACGCTTGGCGATACCCTGTATCTCGGCACGACGCCCGGCGCCCTGGTCGCTACGCGCCCGACGGGTGCAACGACTTCCATTCAGCGACAGGCGGTCGTTACCTGGGTCCACGCGACCACGGGCGCGATCGAGGTCTTCCAGCCGCACATCGAGGCGATTCACCCGAACATGGCGACGAACAGCGCCGTTCTCGGTAACGCCAGCAACTACCCGACGGACACGCCGTTCGGTGACGGTATCGTCGCCGTTGCGGGCGCCGAGATTCAGGTCGACATCACGCCAGATATCGGGCTGCACTTCAACGCCGGCAAGCTCGAAATCGAGCTGGCATCGGCCAACGAGCTTTCGGCAGACGCCAACGGCTTGAACGTCGAGGGTGTTCCGACGCTGTTCAAGATCGGAGCCACGGCCGTCGGAGCCAACGTCACGGCGCCCAACCTGGACACCCTGACCGGCGGCGGGACGACGACGCTGCACAGTCACGCAGCGGCGCCGGCCACCGAGGTTCCCAAGGTCGAAGAGTCTCTCACCACGGCGACCGACACGGTGGCTGTGGCTGACCCGGTCTACAACAACGGCAACGACACCGTCGGTCTTGCTCGCGCCGACGCCGATGCCAAGTCCAGACTTCGCGGAATCATCCGCTCTGGTGCTGGCGCGGCTCCGCAGTCTGTCGAGGTCGTCACTCACGGCCCAGCGGCTGGCGTGCTTTCGGGCGCGACCGTCAACACTCCGTACTACCTCGGTACGGCGGGCGGGATCAGCACGTCGCTGCCTGGCGCGAGCAATCGCGTGATCTTGGTTGGCTACGCAATCAACGCGACTGACCTGTTCGTGTCTATCAAGGACTACGGCAAGAAGGCTGCGTAACTAACAGAGAGCCCTATCACCCCTCAGTGGTGGGGCTCTCCATCACTGAGGGGCAGCATGGACCGAGTTCAAGCACTCAAGCGTGAGACGGCTGCTCTCGGTGGCGATGCTGCTGACGAGCAACCGTGGGACGCGCCAATCGAGCCCCAAGAGGACGCGCTTGAGTCTGCCGGCCTCTACATCCAAGACCTTTCCAACCGAGATGAAACAACGCTGATCAGTCGCTCCGGCGACGACATGCTGTTCCGGGACGTCAGCAACCCCACACCTGCAACACTATCGGACTTGATTGCGGGTACGGGTGGCCTGACTGAATCGGGTCATCGCACGCTGCGTCAGCTCATCCACTTCATCGACGACGGTCCTGCTGAGGGTTTTGTCTCGGCCGCCTACAAAGAGGTCTTACCCAGCGCCGCTGTCTTTCCCACGTCAGCCGTCTGGTGGGAGAGCGTCTCAAAGCTCAAGAAGATCGTCGAGAAGTTGATCACCTGGACAGGCGTCAACCCCACCACGATCGTCTGGAAAGTCTACGACACCGACGGCACGACGGTGCTGGCCACGGTCACAGATACCATCAGCTACTCTGGTGTCTTTGAGACCACACGCACGAGAGCAATCGCATGAGCGAATCGCTGGCACGCATCATCTACGATTCGGTCAACTCGCGTGTTGCGAAGTTCATCGACGACAACGGAGATTCTCTGCTTGCCGTCGTCGGTAAACTGCGAAACGTCGCGGGCACCATCATCGATCCGTCGACTGAGGGCAAGCAAGACGACGCGATCACCAAGCTCACGTCGATCGACGGCAAGGACTTTGCCACTCAGACCACGCTGGCGACGCTGGCTACAGAAGCCAAGCTGGAGCTGGTCCGTGCGCTCCTGGCGACCATCGACGCGGACACGAGTGCGCTGGCTGGGGTGGACTTTGCTACCCAGACCACGCTGGCTGCGTTCAAGACAGCATTCGATGCTCGTGACCTGGCTACACAGACAACGCTTGCTGCGGTGCTGGTGGATACCGGTCAAATCGAAGCACTTCTTGCGACCATCGACGTAGACACGAGCAACCTCGATGTTCTACTGAGCACACGAGCAACAGAGGCCACGCTGCTTCTAGCCGATGGTCGGCTCACGACGATCGATGCGGTCCTGGATTCGATCAAGGACACCGACGGCATCAAGAAGATCACAGACGAGCTACCGG